GACGAGTCGAAAGCCTTGAAATCACCATCAAAGACTTTGAGACCTTTTTGTTGCACGTGCTTAAACAACTTACCCCAATCGGTGTACGCGCAAATGCCGGGGCACATGCCTGACACAGTGTGGAATCGAAAAAAGGCAGAAGTAAAAGCACCAAACATTCGCCGAACTGCTATTGTGTACACCATGGGGGCACACGAAATCAACCGTGTCTTGCCAGCTTCAACTTTCTCGATCGGTCTCAGCTCGTCTTTGAGAAAGTCAATGAAGACAACGGGACTGCGCACGTTCTCTCTGGCCAAGTCTAACATGCGTTGAACTTTTTCTTCTATGTCGCGGGCCAAAGGAGTGTCTAATTGGAATTCGCCGTCCGCACCAAAGAAGCTTTTCTTGCCATCGCGCAAACTAAGCGCGTACGGAAAGCCAGCTGAGGTGCCCCTGGGCAATCCCCTCAATTTCATCATGGGATCGCCTTTCACGGCTTTTTCAAACGTCAAAATTTCCCGCGTAGCATCGACGCTCAAGGCAGAAAGTGGCTGTAACGCCAAATGTACTGACTGCTCAATCCACGGCTGAAAGTACAAATAGACTGGTCCCTTGTACGGTTCGAGTGCGTTGACCATAGGATAGACAACTTTGTCGCCAACGCGAAATTGACCCAACCTGGCGGGTGCGTAGTCAAAGTCACCAAACATACCGTACACTTCTTCCACTATTTCAAACTTGGTGTTTCTAGGTGTATTGTACTCCTGTGCGATTACACCAATCGTCTGAAATGAACCCATATCATCCAATGGCTGTTCATCTGTGCACTCCACCTCAAAGCCTTGCTGCTGCATGCCGTTAACGAAATCGTCACGAACAACAGACATTGCTTTGCGCGCGGCTTCTATGATCTCTTGTGTCAAGATCACGGAATAGCCGTCCAGGTCGTGAATATGTGCTGCGACATGAAAGCCGAGACAAATTCTGCCGTTGCAGTTCGACGTGTTAGCCATTGTCAATGGAGAACCGCAATCGCCCAATTTGGTGTGCACCTTGCCGTATTTCCACAAGCGAGAATACGTGAGCACTGCATTGACATTGCTTTCGTATTTAAGAGACTTGGCCGTCTCAACTCGCCTGGTAAACTTAGCATCGTTCCCAAACTCGGGCACATCGAGGCGCACTGGATGTGAACTGCGCGCCGTGATATCTGCTTCTTTGATGAACAAATTTGTGATATCCCGGTGATTGCGCTTTTCGACAGCCTTGAAATTCACAAACTCAACATCGCTATCCGCCAGTGTGCGGTGCTGCAAATCCCAAAAGACTCTGCATGGTATGCAGATCGCAACTCCCGGATTAGCAGTGTTAACGAGCTGGAATTCATCATCCATGCTCGCGTGTCCCATAGCCACCATCTTCTCAAATTGAGTCCTGTAGTGTTTGGGCATAACTCCCAATGTATCTACAAGCATCATGAAATTTCCCCACTGTCTAACAGTGCCATCAGCCATCTTGTGAATGATGCTGTGTACTGAACTGTAAACAGCACTCAAGGCATTCTTAGGCTCAACCTCAGTCACGGGAGATGGTTCGCGATAATTGGACTGAAATTCGATGTCAGTCAACTTTTTAACGCGAATGATCTTCACCTGCGGACTGGGTGTGTTGCTCTCAAAGCGGAGGTCTTTTTCTTGACCGGTGCATTCAAGCACTTCACCCGGTTTCTTGCCAACAGTCCACGCACGCGTGCTGCCAGCGCAGTACGGATTGAGACCCGCAGCTCTCATAACAGAAGCACCAAAATAATAGTGCTCACCAGGGAGTTCATAGGCCTTTATC